ACCTACACACTTCCAGCACCTATAGCTGGGTCAATGTTTAGATTTGTTTATGCTGGAGGAGCTGCTGATGCAACAGACGCTATAATAATTACTCCAGGGAATACTAATTTTTATATTGGTGGTATTACATTTTTAGATACTGATGGTAATGCAATTAGTTCTGTATTTTCAAATGGTAGCTCAAACAGTAGTATTCAATTTAATGTTCCTGCTGGATTTGATGTTACTATTATGGGTTTAAACACAACTAATTATCAGATTTTTGGTAATGCTACATCAACGACTGCTCCAGCTTTTGCTGATCAATAATAGGAGATATAAATGGCTGGAACAAGATCTGACGTAAAAGCCTTTAATGTAAACCAAGGAGATGCTGCTGCTTTGATAGGACCTGCAAGGTCAAGAATAAGACAGATAGTTATCTTTGCAGATGCAGCAGGTGCTTTAACCATAACAGATGGTAATGGTGGAGCTACATTGATAGCACAAAGTTATCCAACTGGATTACACACTCTCAATATTCCAGACAATGGTATATTAGCAGAAAGTGGTGCATATCTGTCTGCATTTACTGGTAGTAGCAATAAGTTAACTATATTCTTATCGTAATGGCTAGAAAAGCAGACAAGCAACCGCCTAAAACTAAAAAATATTTCCGCTCCACTAAGTCTGGAGCGGGAATGACAAAGGCAGGTGTTGCTCGTTATAGAAGAGAAAATCCAGGCAGTAAGTTAAAAACTGCTGTTACTGGTAAAGTTAAACCTGGGAGTAAGGCAGCTAAGAGACGTAAATCATTCTGTGCTAGAAGTGCAGGCCAGATGAAGAAGTTTCCGAAAGCAGCTAAAAATCCTAATAGTCGTTTAAGACAAGCTAGAAGAAGGTGGAAGTGCTAATGCCAAGAGGTAGACCAAAAAAATTAACTGCTGAACAAGTCATGGCTGAATTAGCAAGACATGAAAAGGAATGTGGTTTTAGGTACACAAGATTAGAAGAAAAATTAGAAGACAATAAAGTTAGTCTTAAAAGTCTAGACGTAAGACTTTGGGGACTGGGTGTGTTAATAATAGGTGCAGCAGTAGCAGAAAACTTTTTACCATGACAATATCTCGTGGTAGCATAAGTAAACAAATTACTAAAGCACCAGGAAAAAGGAAGTGGAGTAATGCTAGGAAGAGGAAAATCAATTGCAGAAGACCTAAAGGATTTTCTGAAAAAGCACATTGTGCCTCTAAAAAAAGGAGAGGTAATAAGAGGTGAACCAATTAAAGATTGTCCAAAATGTATGAAGAGAGTTTATTGGTGTACATGTTGGAAAGTATTGAAAGGAAAATATTATGCCTAAAGACGCTTGTTATCATAAAGTAAAAGCTAAATTTAAAGTTTTTCCATCCGCGTATGCCTCAGGACATATAGCAAAATGCCGTAAGGTTGGCGCTGCTAACTATGGGAAAAGCAAAAAGAAAGCCATGGGTGGTGGACTAAATGCAGCCATAGAAAGAGTAAAAAATCAAACGATGACTGCCAAAGAGGGTAAAGTTGTTAAAATGACAAAAAGAAAGTCAAAAAATAAAAATATAGCTAGAGGTTGTGGTGCTATAATGGCAGGCAGAAGAAAAAAGACAAAGTACGCATAATGGCAGTTAGAAAAACAAAAGCTGGTTTAGCACTTAAGAGATGGTTCAAAGAAGATTGGAAAGATCAGAGAACTGGTAAAAAGTGTGGAAGACAAAAAGGAGAGAAAAGAGGCACACCTTATTGTAGACCAACAAAACGTATTTCTAGTAAAACACCAAAGACAGCATCAGAGATGACAGCGGCTGAAAAACGTAGTAGGATAGCACAGAAGAAAAGATTAGGTCAACCAGCAGGCGCACCTAGAAGAGTTAAAGCAGTAAGAAGAAAGAAGAAATAAATGGCAACATCAAACTCAAGAGATTTTGATTTAGATGTAGGAGAACTTATAGAAGAATCATATGAGAGATGTGGTTTAGAGATGAGAACTGGCTACGATGCTAAAACTGCTAGACGTTCTTTAAATCTTATGTTTGCTGATTGGGCAAACCGTGGTTTAAATTTATGGACTGTAACTCAAGAAACAAAAGCAGTGACCTCTGGAACAGCAACTTACACATTATCTAGTGAGTTTGTTGATTTACTAGAAGTAGTATTGAGAAATAGTTCTGGAACAGATTTTACTCTCACACAAATGAGTCGTGGTGAATATTTAAGAATACCGAATAAAGGTAATACTGGACAACCAAGTCAATATTTTTTTGATAGACAAACAACACCCACAATAACTCTTTGGTCTACACCAGATACTTCGTATACCTTAGTTTATTATTATGTGAGACGTATTCAAGATGCAGATGCATTAGTAAATACGACAGATGCACCTTTTAGGTTTTTACCGTGTATGGCAGCAGGTTTAGCGTATTATTTAGCAATAAAGAAAGCACCAGATAGAATACAGATATTAAAAGCCGTGTATGAAGAAGAATTTCAAAGAGCCATGTCAGAGGATGCAAATAGCACACCATTAAAGTTGACTCCTAATATTTCTTACTTGAGGTACTAATGGCTAGGTACGCAAGTGGTAAAAGAGCATACGGATACTCAGATCGGTCTGGCTTTCGTTATCGTTTGCGAGATATGATAAAAGAATGGAATGGATTAAAAGTAGGTCCAGATGAATATGAGGCTAAACATCCACAATTAGAGCCTAACTATCCAGGCCCAGATCCAACAGCATTATATGAGCCAAGACCAGATTCAAGAACTGAAGTTTCTGTAGAAAATTTACTTGTTTTAAATCCATTTTTGTCTACAGCTAGTAGTGCATCTATTACAGTCATAGAACCATCACATGGTAGATCAACAAGTGATACTGTTAGATTTAGAGATGCAATAGGTTTTGATGGGTTTACAGCAACTGTTTTGAATAATTCATCTGGTTATGCTATAACCAAAGTAGATGATAATACATATACGTTTACAGCAAGTAGTGGTACTGCTACAACTGGAGGAATAAGAGGTGGTGGAGGATCTGTCACTGCTGGACCTGTAACATTGGGGACATAAATGAGTTTTACAAAAGCGACATTAACAACAGCAATACAAGATTACACTGATAATTCAGAAACAACTTTTGTAAACAACATACCTAATTTTATAAAAGCTTCTGAAGAAAAGATACTAAAAAGCGTAGATCTAGATTATTTTAGAAAAAATGTAACGAGTGCGTTAACATCATCAGACGAGTTTCTTACAGTGCCTTCTGATTATTTAGCATCTTTTTCTTTGCAAATAACAACATCTGGTTCTGAAAGTTTTTTACTACAAAAAGATGTAAATTTTTTAAGAGAATATACACCAGCTTCTTCAACAACTGGACTTCCTAAGTATTATGCTAGATTTGATGAAGATAATTTCATACTAGCACCTACACCCGATAGTAACTATACAATACAATTAAACTATTTTTACAGACCAGCTAGTTTAACTGCTGGTGCAGATGGTGGTACAACATGGGTTAGCACTAACGCACCTTTTGCTTTACTTTACGGATCTCTTGTAGAGGCTTATACTTTTATGAAAGGTGAGCCAGATGTGATACAAAACTATAATGGACTGTTCACACAATATTTAGAAAGAGTAAAAGATCTTGGAGAAGCAAGAGAAAACACAGATGGTTATAGAGTTGGTCTGCCATCGAGACCGAGAACATAGGAGTAGAAAATGGCAACAGCAAATGCAGCAACCACCTTCTTGGAAAATAGACTTTTAAGTTTTATTTTTAAAAACAACGCGGCATCGTTTAGTTCACCTGGAGATGGTATATATGTCGGGTTAGCAACAGCAGTATCTAATTTTAATGACTCAACTGGTGAATCTGGAGATCCATCAATAACAGAAGCTACATTTACAAACTATGCAAGACAACAAGTTGCAGCCTCTGGGTGGACATTGACGGCAGAATCTGCTAATACACAGAGTTGCACAAACGCCTCTAATATAGAATTTCCAGCATCTGGTGGAACTAATAATACAATCACACATGTCTTTGTAACAACAGCAGCTAGTGCTAGTTTAGATGTAGTTGGCTCTGGTGGTAATGTTTTATTTATAGGTGCATTAGATGCAAGTAAAGCAATAGCAAGTGGAGATATATTTAGAATAAACGCAGGCAACTTAACAATAGAGCTTAAATAATGGCATTAGTATTAAACGACAGAGTAAAAGAAACCACAACCACAACTGGAACTGGCACACTTACACTAGCTGGTGCAGTTACTGGATTTGAAACTTTTGCTGCTGGTGTTGGAAACAGTAATACTACATACTATGCAGTTACATTACCAGGCACATCAGAGTTTGAGGTTGGTCTAGGTACACTTAGTAGTGACTCTAGCACAATAGCAAGAAGCACAATTATTAGTAGCTCGAATAGCGACAACGCAGTTGATTTTAGTTCTGGTACAAAAACTATTTTTTGTACAATACCTGCATCTAAGTCAGTATTTTTAGATGCTAGTGGTAACGCATCAGTTGGTGCAGATTTATCTGTAGGTGACGATCTTACAGTTGAAGGTGGTGTTATAGATTTTAAGACAAATAGTGGTTCACCTTCTCAGTTAAAATTTTACTGTGAGTCTGGTAATGCTCACGCTCAAACCTTAACTGCTCAACCACATAGTCAAGCAGCATCAAATACTTTGACCTTGCCAGGTGGTAGCACAATAGGAAACTCTAATGCAACTCTTGTTTCTGATACTGGAACACAAACATTAACAAACAAAACTATTGATGCTTCTCAGTTATCTGGAACTGTAGCAAATGCAAGATTAGATGCAGAGTTACAAGCACTAGCTGGTTTAACATCAGCCGCAGATAAAGGTATACAATTTACTGGATCAGGAAGTGCAGCAACATATGATTTAACATCAGCGGGTAAAGCATTGCTTGATGATGCAGATGCAGCTGCTCAAAGAACAACATTAGGGTTAGGTACAGCCGCAGTTGCAGCTACTGGTATATCAAATACAAATGTACCTGTGTTTACATCAGGTGTAGCTGACAATGACTTCTTGCGTGTAGATGGTACATCAATAGAGGGCAGAAGTGCATCTGAAGTATTAAGTGACATTGGTGGTCAAGCTTCATTAACTTTTGGTATATCAAATACTAATGCAGTCAAGATAGATAGTTCTAGTGTAGCAGATGATGAGTTTGCAAGATTTACTGCAAATGGTTTAGAGAGCAGAAGTGCATCAGAGGTACTATCTGATATAGGTGCAACAAGTGCTACAGATGCAGCAAATGAGGCAACAGCTTTAGCAATAGCGTTAGGATGATAACATGGCAAATACTTTTAAATTATCAAGCAAAGCAGGAGTAACAAGTGCAGATGTAATCTACACAGTGGCTAGTAGTACAACAACTATAATACTAGGTTTGATATTAGGAAACACAACAACAAGTCAAGTTACTGCAACTGTAACATTAACATCTGATACTAGTAATAGAACAAATGCTAATGATGAAGTAAATCAAACAGTTGAACTTATTACCAATGCTCCCATCCCAGCAGGATCATCCTTAGAGCTTTTGGCTGGTAACAAAGTTGTTTTAGAAACAACAGATAGTATATCAGTATCTGCAACAGGTGCAACAGACGTTGCCTTATCTTATATGGAGATTACATAATGCCTTTTGTTGGTAAGTCACCAGTTACAACTTTTGAGGCTACAACTGCCGTACAAAGATTCAATGGCGATAACTCAGATACTACATTTACATTAAGTAGAACTGTTAGTTCAGTGCAGGATATACTTGTATCCGTAGATGGTGTTGTGCAAGATACATCAGCATACACGATACCAGATGGTACAACCTTGACATTTACGGCTGCACCAAGCACTGGCACTGGCAATATATTTGTAAACTTCTTAGCACCACAAACTGGTACAGTAACACCAGCAGCCGAGAACAAAGGTAATTTTAAGGCAGGTGGTTTGTTTAGAACCAATGCACAAAACTTAACTGCTAACACAACAATATTAGCTACAGAAAATGCACAGGTCACTGGTCCGTTTACAATAGATAGTAGTGTCACATTGACTGTTAATAGTGGTGGAAGGCTGGTGATATCGTGAGCGAGATTAGAGTAGACGCAATAAAAACTCGTGCAGGTGCAGTGCCAAAAGCATCTGACATAGGATTAAATGTTACTGGAACTATTTTAAAATTTCAAAAAGTTACTTTCACCACAGAATTTCAAACTCAAAATGATTCTTTCACTGATATTACAAACGCAACATTAAGTTATACACCAATAGCATCGGATTCTACATTAAGAATAACAACTTTGTTCCATATTTATTTAGGACAAGGTAGCTCAGCTACTGTTGGTGGTGCTTTTCAAATCGTGCATGATGGTTCTGCTTTAGAAGCCCCTGCTAATCAACAATTTTATAAAAGTGCAGGTTCAGGAACAGCAATTTTACAAGTTCCTTTTGTGTTTACTAATTATGTTTCAGCAGGTAGCACAAGTGCAAGAACAATTAAAGCACAAGGTAGATGTTATGCAGGTAGTAATGCTGCTGAATTTTTAGTAAACAAAGGTGATGCTTACACTTCTCACATAGAAGTTTTAGAAATAGGTGCATAAATGACAAGTATAATAAAAGCAATCGTGGCAATAAACCCTGACGCAAAGGTTTCTATTACATCAGGTGATAT